GGCTTTGCCGGGAGAGCGCCGGGGGAAAGACGCTTCTGAGCTTCAGCAGACGGCATCTGCAAGGTATGCTTTATGCGCGAAAACGCATCAGCACCGGGGCCGCCGGGCATTTGCCCATACATACCCATATGCTGAGCAGCAAGCTGTTGAATAAGTGAAGCCCCGCCGCCCTGCTTAGCTACGCGGCCACCGTTCTGGAACCCGCCAGCCGGCGAGGAGCTGCCTTTGCCCGATGCGGTTGGCATATTGCCAGACTGAGGAGCGCCATATGACGGCTGCGGGTACGAGGGCTGCGAATAAGACATGGCATTATACCCCGGAGAGGGCGATGCGCCCTTGCCGGATGCCTGTGGCTGCTGCATGGGCTGATAGCCGCCCATGAAGCCTTGGTTGTAACCCTGATTAAACTGGCTCATTTGGCTGGGCTGCTGATACCCGCCGCCATAACCGCCATAGCCTCCACCGTAGCCGCCCATTGTCTGCTGGCCATAGCCGCCACCAAACTGTTGACCGTAGCCACCGCCCATTTGCTGCCCGTAACCACCGGCAGACGGTCCTTTACCGGCCACCTGTGGTTGGCCATAGCCGCCCATCATCTGTTGTTGGCCGTAACCACCACCAAATTGTTGACCATAGCCGCCACCCATTTGCCCGTAGCCCATAGGCTGGCCGTAACCACCGCTCATTGGGCCGTAGTTTATATTGGGGCCACCCATTTGTTGGCTAGACGTGCTACCGCCCATTTGCCCTGTGCCCATCGCTGAGCTAGGCCCCTTGCCGGTTGCGGCAGGCGGTTCCGCAGCAGCCGCCAAAGCAGCAGGCGAAAAGGATGACGCAGAAGAACCAACAGGCGCAGCAAAAGAACCGTACCTGTTGCGTACCGGAGCTTGGGTCGGTGCAAATTTGGAAGCGTTATAAGTCAGCGGAGTTTGATTGACTAAGTTCTTCTCGCGAGAACCAGAAATGTCTTTTCTGATGTCCTCAAGTGAAGACCCCTTCGCCATTTTATCTAAATAATAATCGCGCCCTTTTTCGTCTGCATCACGAAACATAAGCTCTTGATAAAGGCTATTAACAGCCCCTGTGTTTTGCTGTCTTTTTTCAGGTGATGCGATCAATTCTTTTTTCAACGAATCAATTGTCGCGCCTTTGTCTAGCTTGTTCTTATAGAACTCATAACCAGCTTTATCAGCATCGCGCCCAAAGACATCTTGGAACAATTGATTGATTTTAGGGTCTACCGGCCCCGTAGGCATAACGGTAGTTGTGGCCTCCTTTTTCTCAGGAACAATAATCCCATCCGTATCAGGACCAAACCTTTGTACATATTCAGACGGGCTAATTGTGCGCCCATCCCCGTCCCTATACATATCACTCCCGTCTTCGGTCGTAAATTTAGTATACCCACCTTGAGCATAGCCGCCACGAGCATAGCCTTGGTATGCGTCAACCGGGCTGACAGCGCCGCCCATAGATGAAGGAACAAGGCCGCCAGCCGCGAAGTGCCCGCGCTCAGCCGCTTCGTCAGTAGCCTTCTCATAGTCGAGCGTCTTGTACCCTTGAGACAAGCCAACAGCCTTCGGGTTGGTCTTCTCAACATCCTGAGCCATGAGGCCGAGCTGCGTGTTCTTCTCACCCTTCAGGCGATAGGAGTAAATGTCCTGCCCGTCATAGGTCTTGCCAACCTTGCGGATATTCTCTTTCAGCCGGCGATCTGACCAGCCACCCGGCTGAGTGGTCGTCGTGGTGCTGCCAGACAACGCGCCCGTACCCATCGCAAGGTTCCCGAGGAACTGCGCTTGCTGATACGGGAAACCCTGCTGCTGGAGGAATTGATTGTACATAGCGGTTTTAGCCGCCTGATCCGTTTGCTGCTGAATTTGACCAGCACCCATCTGGGCTTGTGCAGCCTGCAACTGAGCATTCTGATTAGCCAGCCCAAGATTGGCAACACCCTGCCCGCCCTGAAGTCCGTAATTAAAGATATTATTGCCCGCACCCTGCTGGAGCCCAGCCATTTGAGCAGCCTGCCCAAACATGCCCTGTGCCGCCGCTTGCTGGAGCTGTGCTTCCTGAGCAGACATCCCGTAGATGTCTTTGCCCATACCGGCAGCCGCTTGAGCTGAACCTAAGCCTTGACCGTATTGTTGCTGGCCTAGACCGGCAATCGCCTGACCCTGACCAATGTTTTGAGCATATATAGCCTGCCCGAGGGCGGCTTGCTGTTGGGCTGCTGACAACCCTTGGCCAAACTGTTGTTGACCCAGCGCGGCTGCCTGCTGCGCCCCAAATTGTTGAGCTGCACGATTGGCTTGTTCTGCGCCCAAACCAAGTTGCTGCTGCTGACCAGCCACGCCTTGTGCCTGACCATAGCCCTGCTGGAGAAGGTTAGACAGCGTTGCCTGATTAGCCAAAGACTGTTGACGAGCCAAGTTAGCCTGTGCAATGCCAGCGCGGTCACCACCAAACGCTCCAGCTCGAATGGCTTCCCCTCTGAGGGCTGACCGTTGAGCTTGGTTCTCTTCAGCTTGGAGCGCCTGCTGCGCCCGGACTACCTGATTCGTAAACGGCGACATATACCTTTCAGTCTCAAGCTCACCCGGCCCGACGCCTCGCGTTCCTGCACCCAAGTATCCGCCAGCCATCCCGGCATATTGCTGACCAGCGCCCAACCCCATGCGGGTAAGATTTGCGGCCTCACCCATAAAGGGCTGTGCTTGGTTTATGCCGGCATACAGACGCTGCGCTGCGTCTTGAGCGTAGTTCTCTCCAGTTGCAGCTGCGCGCTGAACGGCAGGAAGCGCCTGCCCATAAACCTGTTGAGCAGCGCCAAGGCCAGCGGCTGACGTACCAAGTGACCGGCCATAAAGCTGACTGCCGATAGCCTGACCTTCGCCTGCTGTTCCAAGAGAGGCTTGCTGCAACCCCCGACCCTCGCCCATACCCTGCCGGATATAGTTTTGACCTTCCTGAACGTCAGGCGTTGCCATGCCCTGCAAGGCATTGATGTTCTCTATGCCAGCTTGCTGAGTCGAGTTTAGCCCCGCGACAAAAGCATTCGGGTCTTCCGAGTAAGCAACGAAAGGCTTCTGAGCTATCTGCTCAGCGCGCGTATTAACCGCATTATATCGGGCCAAAACCTCTGGCGGAATTGATACCTGTTGCGTAGAGGTTTGTGACTTACTGCTCATTGCGCTTACTCCGCAGCGTCTTTCCACCCACCAGTGCGGGCGTTATACAGGAAGAAAGCACCACTCGGCTCTCCGAATTGACGCTTATAGAGGCGAACCTTTGCCTCTGTTCGGTTATTAGAGAGTACACCGATTATCAAAGGGATACCCAGCGAATCAGCCGTATTCTTTGAGAACTCACAGAGCCGACGCGCACGCCCCCCTTTAGCGCTGCGGTAGTCAGGATGGATGAAGATAGCTTTCTCTTCAAGCACCTCATGGTCACTATACCACATCGCGCCAATTCGCAGAAGAACAGCACCCTCCGCCTTCTCACCTTTTTTTCCGATAATTCCCACCAGTCCATAATGAAGGTTCAAAGCAGGATAAATCTCGTTTAACAGCTTCGCAGGATTTGGTTCCACAAACCCATTCTCGTCACAAGCTGACAATGCCAGCCCCATGATGTCATCAACATCGTCAAGCGTTCCAATTCGAACGTGCATTTCTTCTGCCATATTTCCCCCCGTTTAATCGCGTTTCGGTCCCGGTAATGCTTTAAGTGTCGCTACTGTCTTCGCACGCATCTTTTTAACGAACGAATCCAAAATACGATGCCCATGATCGAGATCGCCTTTGGCAAGCTCAGACACCTTTTCAGGGTGTATTACATACTCACCGCCGGCAGCCACAATTGGTACCGCTTCCCCATCAGAGCGGCTTGCAGGCTGTTCGCCAAAAATACTATTTGCCACCTTAAACCCGGCCATCGTGTTGCCTTCGCCCATAGCTGAAATAATATCAGCCGGTATGACATAAGACCCCGATGGGACGTGCATAGGCAAGTGGTCGGTTCGTCCCGCCACAGGGCTGTGGATAGGACCAACGTGATGCTGAACGGTCCCGCCACCCTGAGCAAAGCCAGTCGGAGTGCCGCCAAAAGCGTGAGAGCTACGAACTTTGCGAGCCGCATTTAACGCAATGGCAATTGCCTGCTTTTGCGGGCGGCCAGAACCAACAAGCTCAGAGATGTTGGAGCTTATTGTCTTTTGAGAAGAGCCCTTAGCTAACGGCATGTTTAATCCTTATGGGCCAGTGGGGCCGGTTGGGCCTGTCGGTCCAGTGTCGCCTGTAGGTCCGGTAGGTCCGGTAGGTCCGGCTCCTGTCGGGCCTGTGGGGCCGGCAACAGTTGAAGCAGCTCCTGTAGGTCCAGTTGGCCCTGCTCCGGTTGCTCCGGTCGCACCTGTAGGACCGATAGGGCCGCCGCTAGGTCCGGTCGGTCCAAGCGCCCCAGTAGGGCCAATAACGCCTGTAGGTCCGGTAGGTCCAATGACACCTGTGACCGTAGTGGCAAGGGCAGTAACCTGCGTCAAGATCAGAGCCATTGTCTGATTCAAGTTATTGATTGCAATAACGCCGTTCTTTTGGGTGGTTAGAATATCATCTAATGACGCCATCAGAATTTCCCGTCAGCTTGTAGGCGATACCGCATATTACCTATGCGCCAGAAGCTCCCAACATCGTTGCTCTCCATCTTAATGGAAACGAGACGACCACGGAATCTTGGCGTTATGTAGTCGGTTGATACCGTCATAGCGTAAGGGCCGTATTCAAGCGGCGTCTGTCCGGCAAAATCAGTGATATAAAACGTCAGATTGACCTGAGCTGATTGACTGCCGTCGTAATAACCCCACTTCATATCGGGCCAAACCTGATCGACAAACATCTTTACGTCTGCTTCGTTCATCACGAAATAGCCGGTCTGGAAAGATGCGTTGATCGGTATCGGATTGCCGCTGGCGTTCACCGCATCTGATGAGGTTTCGTGCTGCACAATATAGTACCCCCCGCCACCGGGCAGCGGGCCGGAACCAATTGGCGGTCCAAGGACGGATTCGTTAATCCAAGCTGTCCGCTCCAACGTCCCATAGTCCCACTGGTCTAGAGCGATGTTATATTTGACGTACTTGTTGGGTTCGCCGCCGTTTCCAGACGTTGGGTAAAACCAAGAAATTTCACCAAATCGAGAATTTGGCGCAATTCTAATCTTATCAAGGTTGTTAGTGTCCAAATCTTGGAAAATAACGTCCCAAACCGGGCAGGCTATTGCTTCAACGCCTGACCCGGCAAGACGGTAAAACTGCGACGGCCCCATCCAATAGACTACGCCATTAAGAGATGTAGCGGCCTTACGTCCTATTAGTCCGCAGCCAGAACCAATCTCGTTGAACTGATAGACGTAGGGAGGGCCAACGTATTGCATTGCCCACAAGTTTACGTCAGTCCAGACCAGCGTCTGCTGCGGGCCTTGGATGCACTGGATAATTCTTGAGCCCTTGGGTATGCGGTACGACCCAGCCTGATTGCTGACCAGCCCTTCCCAGACAAGGAAATTGTCTACGTCGCACCACCGGATCAAAAGCGGGTCTTGGATGCCAGTAAAGGTTGAGCCCCAAGCTATGATCTGCCGTTGAGGCATAGCTGTGACCATACCGGCATTGACGATTGGAGCTTCGCCAATGACAGAGGATGTATTGTACCCGGCAAGCGGGCTCCACTCATAAATTGCCCCATCTAGAGGACAGGAAATGAGGATTTCACCCCAATTATCTAAAGTCCAATCTGCCGTAGTGATCGGCGTGCCTTCTTCAGGCTGCGGCGGTATACCAGAGCCATACCCGCCTTCTCCATACCCGCCAACGCCGTAGCCTGTTCCAGCAGGAACTGGGCCTTGGCCAATGAAGTATTTATAGCGAGCGTTTCCGCTATTCATGTCCTGATTAGCAACGGTTGTTGTTGCCAAATTTTTTGCAATAATAGTGAACGTATTTGGATCAATGACGCTAGAAACAATAAAGTTCCCAAACAGCGTAACGCCGCCGATTGCTGTAGATACAATAATTGGAAAGGTGGAGCCTACTGAGTACCCGTGATCGTCCAGCGCAACCTCAACAACAGCGCTTCCTGACGTTGTGCTGAAGTTTACAATTGTTCCTCCGTTATTGACTGTTGATGTAGCGTTTACCGGCAGTCCAAGCACATCGGTGACGGCGATCTGATATTCGTCTGCCAAAACAGTAGGGTTGATACAGGTATACAAACCAAACAGGACAATCCCGCCAACCGATATTGGTGTTTGGATGTATACGTCGTCAAAGTCGGTGATGTTGCTATCAACATCGACAATGGTCACTATATTGCTACCCGACACAGTGCTGATGTCTACCGGCTCGTTCCGTGTCGTATCCCTTGGAGTTATGTCGTATCTTGTACCTTCGGTTATATATTCCAGCGACGATTGCGCGCCGACAGCCAAATAGCGAGTTGCATTTGTGTCCTGCCAAGCCCAAAGCGTTCGCACTATAGATGCTGTGGGGTTTGGGTAAAACTTTGTCCAGCCGCCAAGCTTCTGCACCAGCCCATAGCCCTGCCGGTCAGGGACAAATCGGATGAGATTGGATTCCGATATTCCTGCCTCGTTTAAGGCTGGAGTACGACGCTGATCTACGCCGGGTATAAGCTTGACTGAAGCATGAGGCATGTTGTTTTACCTCGACGGGCTGGATACGACAGCCGGAGACTGAGATGTCCAACCGCTGGCCTCAAATTTCTTGCGGGCCTCTTCCACCGTAGCGCCCTTCAGAAGAATTTGGTACTGGCCCTCATAGGATTGGGCCATTGCCGGGTCATCAGAGGCCCGACCAAAGTTCCGCTGATAACCTGACACAAAAATCATGCTCGCCATAATAAGTACGTCGGGCAGATACTTGCTGATAAAGGTTTCAGGGTTAGCCGACGAAAGACTATTGGGCCGGTATGTGCCAACGATTTCAACGTAATACTGCTGGTCGGGAAACGGGCCTACATAGTAGAGGTTGTCGTTAAACGCAGTAAAATACTGAGGCAAACCAGTGGCCGTTGACGAGCCGTATACTGCATCAAGAAACTCTTTAGCGACGGGCAAACAAGGGTTTCGCGTGCCAAGGTCAGGGTTAATCGTCCCCGCTGGGGTTATCACATTTATCTGTTCTGTGACGACAAACGTGCCTTCTGGAATTGTCAACGACCGGCTGCCAGTGACCAGCGGGTAACCTGTCACCGACGTAGACGTAAACAGGAAGTCTAGATCACGGTACATCCGATTTTCGGCGTAGGTAATCATCTGAGGCAAAATAGTAACGAACGCAGAGTCATTTTCGTCAACGACCGCAAGCGTGGCTATTTGCGTCTTGTAAGTGCTGTATGTAAGGCCGGTTGTCATGTTAACCCCGCTGCTTCCTTATTCTAGCACTTATTTCGCGTCGTGACACCACGCCTCTCGTTTGGCGTTATTTACCTTTATTTCACCAATTGTTTGATTGGTGTCTTTCTTAGACCACGTAACATCACGCCAAATACCACAAACCTTGGTATTTGTATTATCAGTCCCGACGATGCCCGTCAGTGTCGCGCAGCCGTTCAGGATCAAGGTTGACGGAATTAGCAGCATCCAGCGCATCTTTGGTCCTTTCAATAATGTCAGCTTGAGCCCTTGCCTTCATGTCCTCGACGGCATCAGCCCTAATCTTAAAATAGACGCCAAAGAAGACAACAAGGACGCCGCCCCCAATGGTGATGTAGCGCCCAAGCGGGGTAAACAGCAAGGCAATCATGCGCCCTCCTCGTCAAGCCTCTGTTTCCTAAAGTACCACGCTGCACCAGCCGCAGCGATGATGACAAACAGGATTAGGATTGTCGGGCTCAATGAACCAAGCAGATCACCGCCCTCTCTGACCATCGGCATAACTTCCCGCACGACAGCAACCGTACCCAATCCGCCAGCCACTACCGCAGCGTTAGCTTCTCTGGACTGCGTGATGGACTTGGACGCCTTGGGCTGGTCAGGCTCTGCTCTGGCCTCATCAACCGGGACGGGCTTCTCAGTATCAAGGCCACGCCACAACTTTACCTCTGCCCTGCGGCGACGAACCAGCCCCGGCAATTCACGACCACCGCCCTTGGTCCACTTCATAAACTCGGCAGGAACCTCGTCAAACTTCTCGGCGTTGACACGCTTCAGCAGTGTAGACTTAGCAAGAGCGCCAACGCCAGCGTTGTAGGCAAAGTCTACCAGCGCATCAAACTGCCCCTGTGTCAGATCAACTTTAACGTACTTTCGGACGCCCTCTTCGTACTGCCCTATGTCTCGCGCTAGGACTTCTTCAGCTTTGTCCTTGGTAATCATAAGATCGGGCTTAACGATTGGAATGCCTGCGGCAGATGTATGGCCGTAACCAATTGTTAAGATGCCAACTGGATCAATGTACGCTTTTAGTCTGAGACCCTCGAATTCTTTTACTAATTCTAAGCCGGACTGAGACATTTTCATTTGTCAGCCTTTCGGTCGCGAACATCATCAATCTTACGAAAGATTTCGTTTAAGATAGCTTTAACCTCGCGCATATCCTCACGGAACTCGTCCTTTGCAATATAATTGCGCGGGAGGTCCGTCTCAACTTTATGCAGGTCGTCCCTAAGCTCTTTAACCGCGTCCCAAAGTTGACGGCCAAACCAGCCTAAAGCCGATAGAAGAATACCTGCCGCTACGTTAAATAGGGTTTGGAAGTCCATTTCATGTTGCTTTCTCCCCCTCGCCATCAACCGTGCCAGAATAATACTTCATATTGTTCTGCAAGCGAAGATCATTTGGCTCCATAGATGCAGCTATCTCACCCTGCTTGATTGCGATCTCTCGCAGCCCAAGGTTATGAGCAGAGATAGCTGCTAGATCATGCAGGCCATACCCCCAAACGGTGGGGTCGCAGGTATAGACCAAAGCCTTATCCTTGATCTTCAACCCACGCATAGCTGAGGCAAAACACTCTTCCCAGCGGTGCTGGCGATACATAAGCATAGCCAGCTCGTACCACGGTTCACGGGTGTTGGGAGCCTCGCCAACGGCTTGGTAATACCACTTCTCAGCCTGCGCTGTGTCACCAGTCTCTGCGTATGACTTGCCCATAAGGCGCATAGCATAGCAGCGTTCGTTCTGATTGCTGGCAGCGTTCATGCCCAGATAGGTGGTGAGAGCCTTCTTGGCATCATCCCAACGCCGGTAGAACGTCAGTTCGCGAGCGTAGTAAAAGAAATGCTGAGGGTCTTTGTCGTCCTCTTTGACTGCAACCTCCAGTATTTCCATATATTGCCCACGGCTCTTGGTCGGGTCAGGGTGATGGCTGACAAGAAGGTGATTGCACCAAGCCGTGACGTGTTCAACGCGACCGTCAATCCGCAGGTCTTCGTGGCAGGGGTGATGCCAGTGGTAGCCGTGGCGGCTGTGAATTTTTCGGTATGGGAACCGAAGATTGTGGCCCCAGTCAAAGTAGTACCAGAGGTTCGTTGTCTTGCCCGGTATCCAGACTTCCTCAATCTTTTCTTTCCAGCCGGGCTCTAAAACCTCGTCCAAATCCAGACTGATGCAGATGTCAATATTCCGGGGAATAAGAGCAAGAGAAGCATTACGAGCGAGATCGAAACGCCAAGGGCTGATGTAAATATCTTGGACAACCGCCCCGCATTCGAAAGCAAGGTCAGCCGTTCTGTCAGTGCTTCCAGTATCCGCAATAAGGATATAATCAGCATCCTTAGCCGATTTGCAGAATCGTTCAACGAACTGCTCCTCGTTCTT